TGTTAGTTGCGCCGCTGATGGTCTTGTTGGTCAGCGTCTGGGCCCCGGTCAACGTCGCAACAGTTGAATCAATTGCAATCGTTACAGCCGCAGAGCCGTCATACGACGTGCCAGTCAACCCGGTGCCGATGGTCAGTGCGTTGGGGTTGGTTGCTGTAATGGTTCCTGAGGCGCCCAGAGCAACGTTTACGCCGTTGTAGGTCACTGAACTGTTGGCCAAACCAGCATTTGGAATTGTGGTGGATGCGGTCATCACACCAGTGCCGTTGCCGTACACGTAGCCTGTCAATGTTACCGCGCCCGTACCGCCATTTGCCACATTTAACACGCCGCCAAGAGTCACTGCACCAGTGGTGTCAGTGTTGGGCGTAAAGCCTGTTGTGCCTGCACTGAACGATGTTACAGCGCCAGTCAGCGAAAACTGGTTCCATCCCGTGTTGGTAAAGCCCTCGAACTGAGAAAGACTGGTGTTGTAGCGAAATGCACCAAAACTGCCAGTTCTTTGCGCGCCCGTTCCATTTGGTACTGTGATACTTCCCGTGCCGGGAATGATGGGGTTGCTGGCAATTGAAATGACCGGGTCAGCCGCTCCATCACCATTGGCAATACTAATCTGATTAGTAGCACCTTGTAATGTAATTTTGGCTGGAATACCACTTTGCAGGGCCAATAGGCCTGTACCAGTCTGGGACACCAGTTGTTGCAGGAAGGTGCCCAAAGCGATTGTAGGGTCGCCAGAGACGCCGTCGCCGTTGGTGACATCCAAGCCTGCACTAACCGCAATTGAACGCGCTGTGACCGTATTTGCGGCCGTCTTGACCTGTATTCCGTTGCCGCTTGAGTTCAGTGACAGTGCCGCACCGATCAAATTAACTACAAGGGTGTTTTGGGCGCCGTTATCGGTCACCGACAAGCCTGCGTTGGTCGAGATATAACGCGACTGGGCCAAGCCAGCAGTCTGGCCAACAGTCAGAAACGGGTAATTTAGCGCGCCAGCGCCAGCAACAGCACCCGTGGTGGTCTGAACCGTCACGCCATTTTGAACGACTGGTATTGGCTCAGTCCCGGTTAATGCCTGCGCCTGAGGTAGTTGGGTAATCGAAAGTTGTGGCATATCAGGGTTGCAATCCAATTGTGTCTTGGTTACCAGTCTGGGCAGGAGTTGTTGTGTTTTGCTCTGTGCTCAGGACGTAACCGCCACTAGGTTGAGTAAGGAGGTCATTGGGGTCAAGCGCCACACTGACATCGGGCCTTGGAAACTGTAACGCAATGCGTTCGGTTTTACGAGCAGGCAGACGATACGGGTCTTTCTGATCGGCACAACCTTGCTGACACACCTTTAGACCCGGAAAATTCGGGTCAGGCATGGCCTCCACAATCGCACGCTTCATGCGACAGCGGTCGCAGATGAAGATCGCGATTAGTGCATTGCCTTCGGTGTTTAAAAAACGAGGCATGCGTTACCTCGTGTACACAGAAATGTTCGGGGCGTAGTAGATCGGCGACCTGTCGCGATTTTCGTTCTCTGCCATCGTGAAATACTTGTCGGCTTGGCCTTCAAGATACGCGATGCGCGCAAGATCAACACCGGGCATAATCAGGCTCATCTGGTGAGCCAGCATCATCTGGATCGCCTGATAAAAATATTGAGGGATTTCCAATTCGTCGTACAAATCGCCCACGTCCATCACTTGGCGCGAGTACCAGATCGTCATTTGCACAAACGGATCGGACGGGGCTGGCCACAGCACAATTTTTGACTGTGGCAGTGTGCGGTTGAACCAGTACTGATACGGCTGGTTGGCCGTGAAGTTTTTGTTGGGCAGGTTCGTGTAGTCGTCACGGTTCAAACGAGCCATGGTGACTTCGGTGGAATTGTTGCCAACGTAGAACTCGGCCACGTTCTATGTGCCGCCACCAGTCTCGCGCATGCGGTAGTAGGTGCAGGTCTGGCCGGGATCAATGTCGTACCACAGCCACTCACCGTTCACCCACGTCTCGACGCCAGTGTCTTCAAGCAGATTCCATGTTGAGCCGTCATTTGACCACTCAAGCAAAATGTGAAACGAGCCAGACGTGGCAGGCAGGATGCCAATAGAACCAGCGTAGACGGGCGTATTTCCGTAGTTGATGGCAATGTAGCCATTGATTGCTGTTTGCGCGTCTGAGGTCGTTACGTCGTTGTCAAAAGCCAGCCCGGCGTTGCCAGACGATGCATATCCAGCACCAGATGGCCGTGTCAGGGTGCGATACAGGGCGTTCAGGACGTCGTTGCCACCCAGAGGTAGCAGGTACTCGTACTGGTCAGCCTTGAGGCCGTAGACCTTCTTGCTGATGCACCAGTAGTTGATGCCCTGATTGATCAGGTTGGAAAGAATGAAAAACAGCGCTTGCTTGGAGCCTTGAACTTGCTCAACAGTCAATTCTTCGGCGAGTTTGCCCGACATCCGGGCCCCTTGGTCGATGAATTTCTGTACTGAGACAACTGTTTGTCCAACGGTTCCAGAGTAAGCCATGAATTTTCCTTACCAGCTTGACTTTTTATTGTTTGAGGTGCGAGTCGATACTTTCCCACCTTTTTTCATGTAGCCCTTGTACTCGCCGCTTTCAATGAGTTTTTGGCGCTGGGGAGCACTCAGGTAGCCGTGTTCAGCTTTTTCTTTTTCAAAACTCTGAACAGGCATTTTTTTTGTTTTGTCTTGCGCACGCTTTTTTGCAAGAGCCTCGGCTTTTTCTCTTATTTCAGTCGAAGCCATGTCGTTGGACATTTCATTGGTGCCCCAATGCTTCTTCCAATCATCGCCAACCTTCTCATGTATTTCAAGATTGTCGCCCGGCTTCATGCCCGAGCCTGTTTTGACAATCCGAACATGGGGGCTTACTTCTTTGATGATTGGCTTATCCGCTTGTTGCTTGCGTGGTGGTGCATCAATCAATGCTTGCTTCTCTTTTGAAGATTTGTTGATTTTTGCAAAAGGACTGTATTCCATAATTTTTCCTTGTTACCAGCCGGGGCAATTCCAGCGTTTTAACGAAGCCTTAGCGCGGGGTGCATCCCCTTTGGAGTGCTCCACAACGCCCGACATGCGAGCGCAAAACGAGTCCTTGCGGCTACCGCCTTGAGGCTGTGGTGCCTTCAAATTGCTCCCAGTCTCACGGTTGTATTTTGCCCGACCTTTGGCTGTAAGACCAGCACCTTTTTCAGTGGACAACTTTTCGCCTCGACCGACCGCGAGAGACACGCCGCCATCTTTCAATTTCTTTTCTGAAAACATCTTGTCAACCATCTCAAGCCGCTGAGGTTTGGTTGTCACCTCATTGAGAATTTTCAGCCGCTCTGGTTTCTTCTTGCCAGCGTCATAAAAACCAGACTTCTTCAAAGATTTGGCAATTGATGTATTGGTTTTTTTCATGGTCAAAACCTGTATTTGGCAGTTTTTTGCGCAATCTTTTTGGGTTGCGCTACAAATTGTTTTCCTGCGGCCTTGCCTTCTCTTTTTGCTTTGGTCGTCGCAGCATACTCAGCAGGGCTAAGACTCTTGATTGCAGACTCTGGAAGGTATCGCTCACCAGTTTCAGAAGATTTTTTACCACTTTTCGTTCTCCATTTTTGATCGCCCCAAGCCTTCAGCGATTGTTGGGGCTTTTTAATCACGATAACCACCGCCTGCGTCTTTGTACTTCTTGGCAACCAATTGAGCCTTTCGAGCAGACCACTGACCCGCCCCAGTACCATGCGTAGCCTGAGACTTAACCTGAGAAACAATACGCTTCCTGAGTTCAGGTTTGGTGTAGTTGCCAGCCTCGTTTACCTTGCCACCATCAGCCATTTTCTTTTTGTCTGCCTGCACAAACTCTTTTCCCACCTTGGTGGGAATGCCAACTTTTTTTGCAAAGTCAGGGTTGTGCGCAACCGCCGCCATCAACTTGTGTTGTGAAGGTGATTTGCTTGGCATAAATTACCCGTAAGATTTAACCATCTCAAGGACGATGGTATAGAAGTCACCAGCACTAGCATCAGCAGTGCTGAACAATACATCACCAGTTACGCCAGCGCCTGCGTTGTTAGTCAAACCGCCAAATTTATCGAAATCCATCGTGTATTGAGAATTTTGTGGCACACACCAGCAAAATACATCTGCGGTTGCATCCCAATAAATCTGTACTTCCAAGCCATGCGTTGCGGCATGAATTTTTGTAATAGTTACGCCAGTGCAGGCTAAACCAGATGCACTTGATGTCAAAGCAGAAACATCCACCTTCAAAACTTTGCTTTCACCAGTACCGTCAGAAAGGTTGGTGAATTTCATG